GAGAAGGAAGCGAAGCCGAATGTTTTCCTGCGTCCTCAAAAACCGTTCACCATCGCGGCATTCGCAACCCGATCTTGGGTTTCTTCCGCTTGGCGGTGGTGATCCGCTGCCCGTCCTTGCGGTTGCAGTGCATGTGCTCCAACCTCAAGTTGCTCGGGTCGTAGTTGACGGCAGGGTCACGGCTGATGTGCCCGAGGTCGAGGCGCATGCTGACATTCATGACCTGACCACAGCGCGGGCAGGGTTGAGGTAGCTGGGCCATGAGCCTGGGCTTGACCAGCGCACGCACCTTCACCCACTGCTTCGTCTGATGCTTCTTCGGGTGGAAGGTAGCAGCCACCTTGTTGTTGCTCATCAGAACGGGGTGTCGTCGTCGGGCCAGACGGAGGCTTTGGCTGGTTGCTCCACGTACGGCGGGACGATGCCGCGGCCCTGTGCTGGATCCTCGGCCACCTCGGGCTGCAGCTTCAGGCTGTACTCGTAGCGCTTGGCCGTGAACCCGCTGCCCTTCTCGTCGCCCACGTACACAGCGCGCATCATGTCACCGACGATGGGTGGACGGCCGGCCTTCTGGCAGGCGTCGCGCAATGCCTCGCGCTGGATGCCCCATCCCTTGATGCTGATGGTGCGCTTGCCGTCATCGTCGGCATCATCGTGTTGATCGGTGGCCAGGGTGAACAGCACCTCGAGTGCAGGTGATCCGTCTGTCCAGGTCTTCGGCTTGTCGGTCATGTACTCCCGCGCCTGGCGCTCTTCGTACGCAACGATCTTGCCTGTGATGCCGTCGCCGGGGTTGGTGAACTTGAACCAGCGCCCTCCGGCGCTCTGCATGATCGTGTCCATGATTGCCATGTGTTTCTCCTATCGCATGATTCCGTCGAGCACAGCGCCCGGCTGGATGAGTTGAGGTGTGGGTGCGTCCGGGTATCGGGCGCAGTCGTAGCACTTCGGGTCTCGGGGTAGGTCGGTGATCCAGTCGTCGCCGTAGTTGTCTACGCCCTTGGCCAGTTGGTGTGCGCGGGCAAGCGTCAGCTCTGCATCACGTAGGTCTGTGGGCTGTTCCCACCAGACCGCTGCTGCTAGTCCCCGGAAGTCGTTGCGGGGCAGGAACCAGAGCGCCACATGATGAGCGCCCAATCCCCAGCCGTAGAGGTTGACCTGTCGGCGGTAGTGCGCGGGGATGTTCCCTTTCCTGGCATCTTCCAGGACTGCCGCGCCTGCGGTCTTGAAATCGACCACGGTGCGCGTGGGAAGGTGCACGAGGTCGGCTGAACCTTCCACATGCCACGATCCCACCCTTCCGATGGTCACAGGAAGCTCTGTGCGCCATTCTGAGCCACTAATGGCACCTCCCAGGTATGCGTGGACGGCTGTGCCAATCTGAGCCAGCCACGCGGCATCTGGCGTTTTGGTCCATCCGGCGATCTTCGCCGCGAGGCAGTGATCACACGAGCCACTGAGGTCGGAGACACCCGGCGCCTTCTGCAAGCTGCGGGGTGTGTTGCGCCCGTAGTCCTCCACGAGCGCGCGGAGTTCGTGTTGAAGGGTCATCGGGTCACTGCTTTCAGGATCACCACGAGGTCTTTCGCGGTCATGGTCACGTACTGGTCAGCGGCGCGGCCGAAGCCGCGACGTTTGTGGATCACGACACCGGCGAGCGCGGCGTCATTGCCTGCTTCGGTTTCGGCTTCCTTCACCCACTGGCTGAGCGCCATGGTGCGAACGTTCTTGCATTCGATGGTGAGCCGGTACGGACCCACCCTCACCCCGGTGATGTCTCCGCGGTCTTTGCCTCCGTTGAGCGCTCGCCGGTCGATGTTGTCGTCCTGCAGCTCCCACGCGAAGAAGTCCGCAATGAGGCGTTCAAACGCTGTGCCCTTCGCTTTCGACACGCTCACAGGTTCACACCCCGCCCGAGTAGGACGGCACGGATCGGCTGCGTCATGTAGTTCTCGTCGGCGATGCTGATCGGTGTGTCTGCTGCGGTGTCACGGTGAAGCATCCCCGCGACCGCTGCCAGCTTCAACGCCGTGATGGTTCGCTCGGCGACATCCGGGCCAGCCATCTTCGCGACATCCCCGAGGACATCCTTCGCGATCCCCTCCCGGCCCAAAGCCTCCAGCCAGTCCAAGCCGATCTTCAGCAGCCGACGATGCCGAAGCTCCAGACGGTCCGACATGATCCGCTCCTCGTCGGGTGTGACTGTCTCCGCCACCCTCATCAGCCCGATGAGCGATTCCCATTCCTGGCCATAAGCCCGCCTCATCGAACCCTCGTCGAGGAACTTCGCTTCGAGGACAATCAGCCGGCACGCGATTGTCGTGGCCAGTGGGTCTTCGTGGTACACGATCACGTTGCGCATCGCGACTGCCGCGTCCCGAAGCGTGGGGTGCTCGTCGAGGTTCACGCGTTCACCGCAATCGCGCATCCACGCCAGCAGTGCCTGTCGTCGATCAGCTCATGACCGCACACGCCCACCGACGGCAACGCGATCAGCTTCTGCCACTCCCGCTCACTCGGAACCGGCACCACGATCTTTTCTTTTATTTCTTTTCTCTTCTCCTTCTTCTTCTTCTTCCACGCAGGGTGCCCTGCAGATGCCCCTGCAGATAGCCCTGCAGATGCCCCTGCAGATAGCCCCACCCTGTTAGTTGCAGGGTGCCCTGCAGATGGGTCGGAGTTATCCACAGGCCTGTTAATTGCAGGGCACCCTGCAGATAGCACCTGTCGAGCTATCGCCCGCGAGCCGATCCCCGGCCTGGTAATGCGACCCAGGATGCCCGCCTCTTCGAGCGCCTGGATCGCATCCCGAACCTGCCGAACAGCCAGCCCAGACTTCGCCGCCAACCGCTCGTAGCTCGGCCACGCCACGCCCTCTTGGTCCGCGTGCAGAATCCACACCGTGAGAACCATGCGAACGGTCTGTTCACCCACCTGCCGCGACGACGGGACCGGAGTCGTAAAGGCCCAGTAGACCGACTCGTCATTCATGACCACGCTCCGCTGCGTTCTCGGCTTCACGCCTCGCACGCATCCGGTCGCGGTCGTATTGGCGTCGCTTCTCGCGGTTGCGTTCGCGATAGTTCGCGTCCCACACCTTGCGGCGCTCACGCTCTGTCGGCTTTTCTGGCATGGCGAAAGGCTAGACAGAACTCAGGACAATATCCGCGCCGACACGCCGTGCTTCTGTTGGATTACCCGACATGTCGGCGTAGTCTGCTGGCATGACCCCAGCCAACACAGACACCCTGCCCACGCGGAAGCGCTACAAGTTCGCCCGCGAGTTTGCCGACCTCACCCAGGGGCAGCTCGCCGCAATGATCGGCGTCGCACGCGCCACTGTCGGAGAATGGGAAGCTGGCCGCACAGAGCCCGCGTTCTCGAAGCTCGTGCTCCTCGCAGAGCTAACGAATCAGCCCCTCGACTGGTTCGCCGAGGGGCTGATCGTAGATGGTGTGCGCCCGAAGAGACTCGAACTCCCAACCTTCTGGATGGGAGCGAAGCAGGAATGGGCGCTAGCGGCATGACGGTCTGTCCGGAGTGCGCTCAGGGCAAGCCTTGGAACTGTACAGGGTGGGTGCTCGACGATGACGACAACGAAGCGCCCTGTGCCACGGTCCACACGGATGGGAGTGGAGCATGAGCCTGTCGGCGCGTGACCTGTCGATGATCGCTCAGGGCTGGGATGCCGCAGTAGCGGCGATGCGGTACGAGGACGGTACTCCGGTGAAGGTCGTGAGCATGGTTAATCCCTACAAGCCCAGCACCCAACCGAGCGAACAGGAGTCGACGGATGACTGACAACGTGAACCAGCCCGCGCACTACACGTCGGACCCATCGGGCGTCGAGTGCATCCAGATCACCCGGCATCGCACGTTCAACGTCGGTAACGCGATCAAGTACCTGTGGCGTGCGGGGCTCAAGGGCGATGAGCGTCAGCACATCGAGGATCTGCGTAAGGCGGCGTGGTACATCTCCGACGAGATCACACGCCTCGAGTCACAGCCGAGCGAACCGGAGTCTTGAGAAACCGGTAACTCGCCGACACGGTTTCGGATCACCGAAACACTTTGCATACCCCGAGCACGATAGACAGAGGTCGAAGGAGACCGAACATGCTCACCACGGAATGGCTTACGGCCATCGAGGATTACCTGACCAGCGAACGCGCGGGCGGGAAACGGACCACCACGAACAACGCCCGCCGCCAGCACTTGCAGCACCTCGCACGCCGGGTCACTGTCGGGCCGTGGGCGGTCACCGCGGACAACCTGTACGACTACTGCGCCGGGCAGGATTGGGCACGGGAGACACGGCGGGGGCGGCGTACCACGTTCGTTCGGTTCTACGCGTGGGGCGTGTACCGCGGGAAGGTCGCCGCGAACCCTGCCGCTGATCTGCCGAAGGTGAAGGTGGACAACGGGACTGCACGGCCCGCGCCGGACAACGTCTACCAGACCGCCCTCATGGCCGCGAAGCCCCGCGAGAAGCTGATGCTGCGCCTCGCTGCCGAGGTGGGGATGCGTCGCGCCGAGGTCGCGCAGGTGCACTCCCGTGACGTGATGGATAACCTCGTCGGCAGGTCGCTGCTGGTGCACGGCAAAGGCGGACGCACCCGCATCCTCCCGCTCCCCCAATCCCTCGGGCGCACGCTCAGCCAGATGGACCCGGGCTACCTGTTCCCCGGCCAGGACGACGGGCACCTCTCCCCCCGCTACGTCGGCAAGCTGCTGCGGGATCTGATGCCGGACACCTGGACGATGCACACCCTCCGGCACCGGTTCGGGACACGCGCCTACGCACTCACATCCGATCTGCTGTTGGTGCAGGAAATGCTCGGACACGCGAACCCCGGCACCACCCGCCGGTACGTGCAGTACGACCGGGAGCGGATGCGCGCCGCCGTCGACACCCTCGCTACCGCGGGATGAGCCCCAGCGTCACCAGCCACACCACGAAGCCGAGCACGACGACGGTGACGATGAGTTTGAACCAGGGGAACCCTGGCGGCCGGTCGCCGGTGTCGTAGTCGAGTTGCAGTCTCACACTTTGAGTTTGCCCAACGCGTCGGTGATCGCGGTGAACGAACCGGACGTGACCGGGGCCGCGCCGACGTCCTTTGATCCGTGGAAGCCGCGGGCGATGTCGTCGGCGTACGGTGGCGCGAACCAGGAGAACTCGGCCACGAACCCGGAGGTGGTGTCGATGATCGCGCCGCGGCGTTTGTCGTCGGGGGTGTCGTTCGTGTAAATCACTGTGGTACCCATGGGGATGTTCCATTCTTCGGGGATCGGAATCGGTGTCGGTGGGGTGGGTGCTTGGCCGATGATGTACGGGACGAGCCCGGCGCGCTCGATGTTGTTCCCGTTCGTGTGCGATGCGCCGCGGAACGCAAGCCCTACCGTGTCCGCGTGGGACACCTTGTAGTTGTTGCCAAGGTCGAGGACGGTGTCGCAATTGTTCGAGGTGTGCCCGACGAGCAGCCGATCCCCATCCCAGCCGATGGCGGTGCCGATGTGCCCGTCGATGTCGTACCACCAGTTGATCGAGTCGCCGGCGCGGATCGCGGGGTCGTTGATCCAGGTGGTGAACATGTGTGAGGCGTCGGCGGCGGCGGTGGCGTTGTAGTAGGTCGTGATGTTCTCGTTGCCCTGGTAGGTGAATGACCAATACCAGCCGTCGATCCACTGGCACTTGCCGTACGTGGATTCGTCGCCGTGATACATCCGCCAATTCGCGATCACGTCGCGCGCCATATCAAGCGCGTTGATCGCATACTCGGCGGGCGAGATGACCGGTTCCGCTGCGGGCGTGCCCGGCGGCGGGGCGGTGGTCGTGCGTTCGCGGATGCGCCCACCGCCGCCGTTGGTGACCCGGTGCCCGTCGAGGAACCCATCGCCCCAGTCATGGTCACCGGGGCCGAACAGGCGGTGCCGGTGCTTACCGCTGTTCCACCGTCCGAACAGGCGGAGCAGGTTGCCGTTACCGTCGTCGTCCATCAGTTGGGGGTGGGACGTTCGAGGGCTTCGATGCGCTCGGTGAGCGCGTTGATGAGGGCGAGCGCATCCCGAAGATGCCGGTCCACGTACTGTTTCGACGCGGCGTGACCGCCGAGCGTCGGGTCAGCGGTGGCGAGTTGCGCGGCGGCGTTGTACACCGGGATTTTGCCCGCCGCGGCAAGATCGGGCGTGGCGAGCTGCGCGGTGCCGACCGCGGCGAGAGCGGTGCGCGCGTTCGCGGCGGTGGTCGCCCCGGTGCCGCCCCGGGTGATCGGAATCAACGCCTGGTAGTCGCGGGACCGGTTGATCTCCACGTATCCGTCTTTGACGAGCGCGGTTGGCGGGACCACTTGCATCCCTGCCGCTGCTGCTGCATCCCCTACTGCCATGATTGTTCTCCTTTTAGAGTGATGCCCATGTGATCGCGGGGTCGACCTGTTCCCAGGTTTGGTCGATGTCCCAGTCCAGCCACGACCCGACCGGGACGTCGATCAGCTCGCGGGTGCCGAGCGTCATAAGGCCGGTGTCATCGAGTGCCCACTCCACCGATGTGACCTTTCCGTTCTGTTCCAACGCGAGGGGCAGGGTGAGGGATGCGACCATGCCGGGGGTTGCCGACCACCGGGCGAGGCCTTCGACGTCGTGGGTGCGTCCGCTGCCCTCCCGGCGGGCGAGGATTTTCGCGGCGGCGCCGGGGCCAGGGTAGGCGTGGGCGTAGTCCAGCACGGCGACAATATCGGGTGTACCGGCGGCGTCGGTGGCGGTGCGGGCGATCCCGTCCCGGTCTGTCCACGCGTAGCGGACGACGACACCGGTCGCGAACACGTCCGGGTCGCCGCGGGTGATGATGTCGACCCCCTGGGTGGCGTTCAGCGGCGACACGGTCACATAACCGGGAACCTCGTACAGGCTCGGGTCGATGAGCCGCCACACCCGCAACTCGTCGCAGAACAGGCGCACATTCGCGGGGGTGAGCAGCGGCTGCAGGAAGTCCCACGCGGTGACTCCGGGCTTCCATACGTACACGTCCGGGGTGGGTGCGTCCCGCGCCGGTGTGCGGACGCTGGATGACGCGTTCGGGGCTGTGGGGTCTGCCCAGTCGTAGATGTAATCGGCGGTGTCGTCGGTCGCGCCGCTGAACGGTGGGACGAGTTCGTCCCCCTCGTAAATCATCACAGTGTCCACGTAGTGGAGTTGCCCGGCGGTGTTCCCCACGGTGAGGACCAGCGGGTACAGGTATTCGGCGCCGGCGGGGGCGGTCGCGATCACCCAGATCTGCTGGAGCCCGGTGGTGGTGGTGGTGACGTAGGTGCCGTACACGGTGCCCATTGCGGCGGCTGAGTCGCCGTTGCGCCATTGGATCGCGGCCTGCACCGTCCTGGGCACACTGGAACGCACACCGATGGAGAACACGTACGACTTCCCCGGGGTGACCCGGTACGCGGTCGGCGACCCTGCAGCGATGAGGTTGGAAATTCCGGCGGCCGCGGTCCACTGCACGGCACCGTTGCCGCCAAAGTTTGCCCAGACAATGGCGGACGCGCCCTGCCCGGGAGTGAACCCGGCGGCGGTGGTGGCGGCGGCGGGGTTGGGGTGCAGGTTCGTGACCGGCCACAATGCGGTGACGTCCGGGTCGGGTCCGGTGCCGGACAGGGACGCACCGATCTTGCCCAGCACATAGTTCACGACCCCGCGGAGCGATCCCTGAAACGCGCGGGCGCCGCGGTCTTCGACGAGGGTGGCGTAATCCATCAGCAGCGCCTCATCCGACGCCAGCTCAAGGGTGACGGTGCGCGCCTGGTGGTCGACCGCGCGGGAACGCAAGCCGAGGTTGAACACTCTCGGCTCGTCGGGAACCCAATGGACTGCCATAGTCAGGCGACAACTGCCTCTAGCGGGATTGCGCTCATAATTGCGGGACCTGATGTGCCGCTGATGGTGACCGTGACCGTGCCCGATGCGTCCTCAGCCCACATCTGAGGGCTGAGAACTTGCAGTGCACCGGGTGTGCCGGTGACGATGACCTGGCAGCGCGCGATTCCGAGGGTGCCGCCATACATGAGCGCCCGGTCCTGCGATGACGCTATCGACCCATAGACGCGACGCACCCCCGCGGTGAGCGCGTTCGCCGAGATCCACACCTCGAACGTGCACAGCAGCCGCCCGGACGGTGGGAAGTAGACACTGAGCGAACCAATCGCCAGCACCGCGCGATAGGTGGTCGTGAGGGTGATGGATGCGGCCGTCGGGAACGTGTTCCCGTAACCCTTGCGCACCTGCTCGATGCGGGTGCCTCGGGGGGCGGCCGGGAGGGCGTCGCGGACCGCGGCCCACGCCCGCCGAATGAATCCCGGCGTGCCGGTGGTCCCGTTCGCTTGGAACAGTTCCCATATCGCGTATGCGGAGAGCATCGTGAACGCGGTGGCGTCCACGTAGCGGAGTACCTCAACGCCGTCGAAGACGATTGCAATTTCGCTGCGGAGCGGGTCAGTCAACGCTTCGATAGAGTGAACCCCGGTCAGCGGCCCAACGCGTGTCGTCTGCGTTCCCTGATTGGTGCCGCCCACGTTACGGCCCGACGAGATAATCCCCGCGGAGCTCACGGTGACGTGAACCCCCGCGTTGGTGAACCCGCCCAGCCAGGAGCTGCCAGGGATAACGACCGCGAACGTGCCGTCTGACCCCGCGGGCCATTCGACCTCCATGCCGATGCGCTGACATTGAGACTCCAGCACTACCTCGATGTACGCGGCGCTGTTCGTGGCGCTCGTCGGCGTGTGCGTGATCCGGTCCCCGGTGACAGTCGCCGGGGAATTGCCGAACGATGCCGAGAAATCGCCGAACGTGACGCCCGTGACCGCGCCGTCCGGCATAGCCACAGCATCCACATACGCCTGGGGGCGTGGGTCATACGCGCCCGACAGTGCAGCATCTGACAGTCGCCCCTCCAGGTCGCCTTTCACCGCAAGGTCGAATGCGTTGCGCTTCTCGTACCAGGGGTCTTCGTTCTCCAGTGGCAGGGTGGGCAGAACCATCAGATACCTTTTCCGTAGGGGCCGTGACCGTAGGGGCCGTGACCGTATCCCGTGTACAGGTCGGGGTGACCCTCCCAGTGGCCGGTGTTGCCGCCGTTGATGATGACCCGGTGGTCGTCGCGCGGGTCGAGGTCGTCGAGGGCGGTGTCAGCGGTCAGCGGCAGGACGATTGTTGCGCCCGCGTACGGCACCCGGGCGGCGTCGAGGGACAGTGACCCCCGGTCGGGTCGCACCGGGGTCGCCGCGCCGTCGAGGGTGACGGTGATCGCGGGGACAACCAGGGGTGTCGTCACGGGGCGACCTCCTGGTATCCGACCGTGACGATCCAGGTGTGCGCGTTCCCGTCCAGACGCACCGTCACCGAACCCGAGGTCGCATACGTCATGCTCACGTACGTCCGGCTTGTCTCCGTGAGCGTGAACGTGGTGGACGCCTTGTGCAGCGCGGCGCACGCGAACGCGTCAGCCTCCGACAGATACAGCAGCTCCAGGCTCCCCGACCGTGGGCGCGGTGGCACCAGTGAGACCGCGATACCCCCACCGACGAGGTCGTGCACAACGTTCCGCGCCTGCCATTCGGTTTCATACGGTGCGATGACGAAATGCGGGGTGGTGGTCCCAGCCCCGTTGTCGGCGGTGATTGTGGCGGTCATAGCAGCGCCTGCTTTCCGCTGGGGAGAACGATGGAACCGGGAATCTTGATCACCGGGGGACGGTACGTGTGCAGGGCGGTGTCATCAATCATGATCGGCACCTTGATCGGGTCGAGGA